ATAAGGTGTTTATCGACAAGGACAAAATTCTTTGCAAATTCGGCAACGACGATAACAAATCAATGCGCGTCGACGCGAGCCATACGCATATCAAGCATGGCGGCAATGCGATATTTGTTGACGATGGCGGATGCTGGTCGACCGTGCCGATACAAATTAAAGCGGACCCGCAATAGCCCATGCCCGACCTCCGGCTTTACGACATTGTCACGCCGATTGTCGTTACCTTCGACCTCTTGCAACGGCCGGACAATTTGATCGACGAAACCGAGGCGCTCGCGTCCGCGGTGATTGTCGCGCTCGGCACCAACAAGCGCGCCAACGCCGACGATATCTTGCCAAACGACGAGGACGATACCGACCGGCGCGGATGGTGGGCCGACGAAAACGCCGACGTTATTTGGAACGGCTGGCCGATCGGATCGCGGCTATGGTTGCTTGATCGCCACAAGATCACCGGCTTTGAGGCGCGCCAGGGCTCAACGCTCGCGCGTGCCGATAGTTATATCCGCGAAGCCTTACAGCCGTTCATTCAGCAACAAATTGTTTCGCGCGTCGACGTCACCGTCACGCGCACGGCCTTACAAACCATCGTTGCCAATATCATGCTTTACCGCGGGCCGTTGCCGACGATCCAATTGCAATATCAAGCCCTCTGGAACGAGATAGGAGTCTAGCCTTGCCGTGGCAAACGCCGACGCTTGACGCGGTCCGCAAGCAAAACCGCGACTATATCACCGCGCGCTTGCATTCCGCGGCGATGATCCCGAACAGCGTCTTGCGCGTGCTCGCCGACGGCAACGCCGGCCTGGCGTTCCTAAATTTGCTCTATATCGATTGGCTGGCGCGCCAATTGCTCCCCGACACCGCGGAAACCGAATGGCTCGACCGCCATGCCGCGATTTGGTTGCCTGGCGCCGGCCGCAAGCCGGCGACCTTTGCATCCGGCTCGGGAACGGCAACCGGGATCGGCGGCATCGTCTTGCCGCAAGGGACGCAATTATCCAACGGCGCCGGCGTGCTCTACGAAACGACCGAGCAAATCATTGTCGGGAGCGGCCCGACGCCGGTCGGCATCCGCGCCATTGACGCCGGTGCCGCCGGCAATCTCGACGAGGGCTCAATCATCGCGTTTGTTAATGCGCTCGCCGGCATCGACGGCGCCGTGACCATTGTCACAATGGACGGCGGCGTCGACATGGAAAGCGACGACGAATTGCGTCAGCGCGTGCTAGAGCGGATTCGTCAACCGCCAATGGGCGGCGCGCAATACGATTACGTTGCATGGGCCAAGCAGGTGCCCGGCGTGACGCGCGCCTGGGCCGCGCCCGAGCAAGGCACCGGCACGATTACCGTGCGATTTCTCATGGACGACTTGCGCGCCGACGATGACGGATGGCCGACGCCCGACGATATCCAGACGGTTGCGCTCTATATCGACGCGAGGCGGCCGGTCACGGTGAAAGACTGTTACGTCACATCGCCGGTTAAGGAATTTATCAGCCTCACCATCGCCGACCTGGTCGTCGACAACGAAGCGACCCGCGCCGCGATCGAGCAATCGATTCAAAATATGCTCTATGCTCAAGCCTCGCCAGGGCAAACGATTTATCGCTCATGGATCGACGAGGCGATATCGAGCGCGATCGGCGAGGATCACCATACGTTGATTTTTGACGATGCCGTCATGCCGGCGCCCGGCTCAATGGCGGTGCTAGAGACAATTCTTTACGAATGACCGACAAGCATATGCGGCGCAGCGGCGATGATTACGTCGACGCGCTGGCCGCGCTATTGCCGGTCGGCCCGGCGTGGCCGCGCGAATACGACTCAACCTTGATGAAACTTGTCGGCGGCTTTTCCCAAATTTGGGGCGACCCGGTCGACGCCCGCGCCGCCGATCTATTGGAAATAGAAAGCGACCCGCGCCAAACGATCGAGCTCTTGCCCGATTGGGAATACAATTATGGCTTGCCCGATCCTTGTTACACCGCGCCGCAAACCATAGGACAAAGACAACTCGCGCTCGTCATGCGCATGACGATGCTCGGCTCGCAAAGCCGGGAATTTTTTATCGAGGTCGCCGCCGAGATCGGCTACACGATCACGATTACCGAATATCGCGTGTTCGTCGTCGGCATTGATCGTTGCGGCGATAACCGCGTTTACGGCGACGGCACCGATCCCATGTTTAACGAGTGGGACCAGCCGATCCTTAATCCCGACGGCACGCATGTGAAAGCGGGCGAGCTATCCGAATGGCCGAATTACGGCCTCGGGCCGCCCGGCAATCGTTTCTACTGGACCGTCCACGTTCATCAATCGTCGTTGATTTGGTTCCGCGTCACCAAGGGACAAACCGGCGTCGATCCGCATTTGCGGATCGGCCTGGCCGACGATCTTGAATGCCTATTGAACCGGCTCAAGCCCGCGCACACTGAAATAATTTTCGACTACTCAAGCCTGAGTGATCCCGGCGATCCGATGGCTGGCACACCGTAATGAGGAAACGATGAAATATAACCAGCCTTACGGCATTAGCGATCCCAATGCCGTCTATATTAACGGCAACCCCACCACCGGCACGATGGGTTCGATCCCGCCCGCCGAAAGTATTGAATACGACCAGCGCGAAATCGTCGCGGTGATCCAGTGGGCGGCGGATCACGGCTATCACGATATGGTCGGGGCGCTGTGCGCGAACCCAAGCAACGCCGACTTGCAACAATTGCTCAAGGCGATTTGGGGACTCGTCAATTCGAATAAGCTGACCGCGCCGCAAACCTATTATGTCAATACGACCACCGGCAACGACAACAATCCCGGCACCTCGTCAGGGGCGGCGTTCAAGACAATTCAGCGGGCGGTCAATCAATGTTCGGTGTTCAATCTTAACGGCTTTAATATTCAAATCGTTGTTGCCGACGGCACTTATGGAAAAGTTATTCTGCCGAATATCAACGGCACCGGATATATTTTTATAACCGGCAACAGCGCCATTCCCGGCAATTGCATTATTCACGCAAATGCCGGTCCCGCTCTACAGGTCAACGGCCAAAATTATGTCGTAACCGGCTTTCGTTTTGAATCCGACGTTTACGATTCAACAACGGGGTTTCCCGGTGCCGGAATTTGGAACTCCGGTGCGGCGAATTTTACTTTGGGCGGTAGCGGGACCGCCGTCGAGTTTGGTTTTTGTGCAGATGGTCACATCATGGCGACCGTTGGCGCCATCGGCATCGCGGGCGGAACAGCTATTCGCATAAAGGGCAATTCCGCGAATTTCATAAATGCAAACATTTCGGCGTGGGTATTCACCGCCAATATTCCGGCATTTCCGACGATCGTAATTCCCGAGGCGCATTCTATCGGCGTGTTCATAAATTGTGCTGGCAACGCGAACACCGGCGCAATCTTTTCATCGTTTTCGGGTGCCGCGAATGTGACCGGCCAAAAATATTCCGCGGCCACTAACGCGACCATCAACAGCAACGGCGGCGGCATTAACTACTATCCCGGCACGATTGCCGGGGTGACAGGGACCGGAGGGCAATACCTATGAGTTATAATCCGTATGACTGGTTTTGGCTGGCCGACGATGGCCGCATATTTGCGAGCGCGCGGCAAATCGTCGTCGACAATACCGACGCGGCCTATATTGCCTGGACGGGCGCCGGCAATGTCGCGACGCCGTGGCCGCGCGATGCGTCCGACATGCAGACTATTGCCACCTTACAGGCCGTGCTGACGCCGTTTAATCTTTTCATTGATTTGGCTGCCTATGCTGCCTATGCGCGATCCAACCACGCCGGCGGCGGCTTTACTATTACTACGATAAGCACGGTGCCGTTCCTGACCGATCCGACCTCGCGCAATACCGTCAACAGTGCCTTTCAATATGCCCAAGCCAACCCGGCGCATATTACAAACTGGAAAATGTCGAACGGCAGTTTTATTGCGTTGAGTAATACGCAAATGGCGACCGTCAATAATGACATCACGACGTTCGTGCAATCCTGCTTTACATGTGAGGGTACGACGGTAAGCGGCATCGTTGGCGGCACGATCACCACACACGCGCAAGTCGACGCGGCATTTGCCGCAATATCGAACGTCATTCCCTAGACATGGCGACCGTCAATATCACCGTTGAAAACGACGCGGATTTTTACCGCACGTTTCAATATGTCATGGGCTCGTCAGGCACACCGATTGATATTACCGGCGCAACAATGGAAATGATGCTGCGGCGTCACGCCGAGGATACGGAAGCGGTATTGCGGCTCGCGACCGATACCGGCGAGATCGCCATTACCAGCGCGACGCAAGGGCTGTTCACCGTTTACATTGCTCAGATTGTTTTGGAACGACTCGGCCTCGGCAGTTTCGACCATTCCAACATCATGTCGCGCGGCGGCCTCAAGACGAGAATTTGGAACGGCACATTAACCAACAACGCGGGGCCGACGCGGTGAGCACGGTCGAGATTACCACAACGAGCGACGTCAGCATCGCCGACAACTTGCCGCCGGTCGTTATTCTTTCGCCGGATGACGTCGAAACGATCATTACAGGCGACCAAGGTCCGCCAGGACCACCGGGCACGCCCGGCGGTCCACCGGGACCACCGGGACCGGCAGGGGAAACAGGGCCGCAAGGCATCCCCGGCCCGAGCGGGCCAGCGGGAGCGCAAGGACCAAAAGGAAACACCGGGCCGCAAGGTGCGACAGGCGCGACAGGCGCGACAGGCACACCGGGTGCCGACTCGACGGTGCCGGGACCGCCTGGCGCAACAGGGCCGCAAGGACCAAAAGGCGATACCGGGGCGACCGGCCCGCAAGGCGCGGCGGGTGTCGACGGCGCGGGCGCTCCCGCTACCGCGCCGCCGATCATGGATAGTGTCGCAACGATCGGCACCTCCCTATTGTTCGCGCGGCAAGACCATATTCACCCGAGCGATACGTCGCGAGCGGCCGACGCCGTCGTCGTCAAGACAACCGCGCAAGCATTAAGCGCCGCGCAACAGCAACAGGCACGGCAAAATATTTTCGCTGCGCCATTCGACGCGATGGCTTACGGCGGCTTGCAAAGCAATGGCGGCTTTGAGGTAAGCCAGGAGCTCGGCACAACAGGGCGCACGACCCCCGGCTATGTCTGCGATGGATGGGTAGCCTCGTGGCAGGG